CATCAGATTATTATGATACGGTTATGCCATTGTTTGGTGAGACCGGTGAAATGGTTACTGAAAAAATAGAACAGTATGATGCTGAACTAGATAGATATGCAGATGGTGGGAGAGTTAATTTTGGAATAGGAGCTGGAGGAAGTGATCCTAAAACAGGACAAGGTTTTCAAATAGGAAACACCGGCTTTAGAACAAAAGATGGTGAAGCTAGAAATGTAAAAGGTGCTAATCAATTTACTCCTAAAACAACTGCACAGATACAAGCAATTATTGATAAACCAGAATATAAAAATTATACACCTACAAGATTTGAAAAAGAAAAAATTTTAACAAGAACAGATACAAAAAATAAAGATGTTGTATTTCAAAAAAAGGGAATTACACCAACTGATCCTGAGAAACAAAAAACTCAAAAAGCTATAACACGAAAAAAAAGAACAGAACGTTTAAAAAAAATATCTAATCCAAATATAGAAAAAAAGATAGCAGGTAAAGGAGGTCTTAATCTATCTCATATAGGTCAATATAATACTCCAGTTACTTTGTCTAATTTGGCTTATCTTCCTGCGGATGTAAACAGAGATAGCTATGAAAAATTTGAAAAGAAAATTCAAAATAATTTTAATAAAATACTAACAGTATATAGAAATGAAAAATTAAAACCTGAAGTTAAAACAGAAAAGATAGCTGCTTTAATGAAAGAAGATAGACAACTAAGATCGGATAATCCAAAATATGCAAACATAAAATCTAGAATGTCCATTAGAAGAACTGCATTAGATCCAAGTGGAATTATGATTAAAGAGAAAATTAGAGATCCAAAAATGACTATAGGTAAAGGAGAAGCAGGTTTAAATTTAAAAGAAGCAAAACCTAGATCTTCTGAAAGAAAAGGAATTTTAACAATAGCTAAAAATGCCTTACAAAGTCTAAAAGGTAAAGGTGCTCCTGGACTAGGTTCAGGTGAATTTAAAGATCCTTTAGGTGGACAAATAGATTTAATTGACGTTCGAAAACTAATTATGAGACCTGATAATGTCTAAAAGACTAACTACTACAATACCACCGAAATCCGGCCCCATGCCTCAGGGGTTGAATATTAATTATAATACTGTTAAAACAGTCAAACAATCTGGAGAAAAAATAAATGGCGGATATAGACAAAGCACTTCCAAACGAAGTAAAAAAAGAATTTAACATACCTGGTGAAGAAGAAATTCAAGAACAGGTAGAAGAAGTAACAGTACAAGAAGAATCATCAGAACCAGTTGAGGTTCAAGAAAATGAAGATGGTTCAGTTGATATTAATTTAGATCCAAAAGCTGCAACACCTGAAGGTGGTGATGAGCATTATTCAAATTTAGCAGATTTTTTACCTGATGATGTTTTAGGTTCGTTAGCATCTGATTTAAATGGTAAGTATATGGATTATTCTTCTTCAAGAAAAGAATGGGAAAAAACTTACACTAACGGTTTAGATTTATTAGGATTTAAATTTGATCAAAGAACAGAACCTTTCTCAGGTGCTTCTGGTGCAACTCATCCAGTTCTTGCAGAAGCAGTTACTCAGTTTCAAGCATTAGCTTATAAAGAATTATTACCAGCAGATGGACCCGTTAGAACTCAAGTTTTAGGAATGCCTACTCCCGATAAAACACAACAAGCAACACGTGTTAAAGATTTTATGAATTATCAAATAATGGAAAAGATGAAAGAGTATGAGCCAGAGTTTGATCAAATGTTATTTAATTTACCACTTGCAGGTTCTGCATTTAAAAAAGTTTACTACGATGAAATGGAACAAAGAGCAGTATCAAAATTTGTTCCAGCAGATGATTTAATTGTTCCATACACAGCTACCTCATTAGATGATGCGGAAGCAATTATTCATCGTGTAAAAATTTCAGAAAATGATTTAAGAAAACAACAAGTCTCAGGTTTTTATAGGGATGTAGATATAGGAAGACCATCTGAAAAAGAAACCGAAGTTGAGAAAAAAGAAAGAGAACTTGAAGGAGTTTCAAAAACAAAAGATGAAGATGTATTTACATTATTAGAATGTCACGTTGATTTAGATTTAGAAGGTTTTGAAGATTCTGATCAAGAGACTGGTGAGCCGTCCGGAATTAAAATACCTTACATAGTAACTTTTATAGAAGGTTCTAATGAAATTTTATCTATTAAAAGAAACTATGAAATAGGTGATCCAATGAAAAAAAAAGTACAATACTTTGTACATTTTAAATTTTTACCAGGTTTAGGTTTTTACGGGTTTGGTTTAATCCACATGATTGGTGGATTATCAAGAACTGCAACTTCTGCATTAAGACAATTATTAGATGCCGGAACTTTATCTAATTTACCCGCTGGATTTAAAATGAGAGGTATTAGAATTAGAGATGATGCACAATCAATTCAACCAGGTGAGTTTAGAGATGTAGATGCACCAGGTGGAAATTTAAGAGATTCATTTATGATGTTACCTTTTAAAGAACCATCACAGACTTTATTACAACTAATGGGAGTTGTAGTTAATGCAGGTCAAAGATTTGCATCAATTGCAGATTTACAGGTTGGTGATGGAAATCAACAAGCTGCAGTTGGAACAACAGTTGCTCTTCTTGAGCGAGGAAGCAGAACTATGTCTGCAATTCATAAAAGAATTTACTCAGCTTTAAAAAATGAATTTAAAATTTTAGCTAGAGTTTTCAAGTTATATCTACCACAAGAATATCCGTATGATGTAGTTGGGGGTCAAAAAATGATTATGCAATCTGATTTTGATGATAGGGTAGATATAGTGCCAGTTGCTGACCCTAACATTTTTTCTCAAACACAGCGTATTTCACTTGCGCAAACAGAACTCCAGCTGGCACAATCTAATCCACAAATGCACAATATGTATTCAGCATATAGAAATATGTATGAAGCATTAGGTGTAAAAGATATTGATCAAGTTTTAATAAGACCTCAACAACCAATGCCTAAAGATCCTGCGTTAGAACATATTGATGCTTTAGGTGGTGCACAGTTTCAAGCATTTCCTGGACAAGATCATAGAGCACATATAACTGCTCACTTAAATTTTATGGCAACAAATATTGCTAGAAACAATCCAATGGTTATGGCTTCATTAGAAAAAAATATTTTTGAACATATTAGTTTAATGTCTCAAGAACAAATTGAATTAGAGTTTAGAGATGAGTTAATTCAAATGCAACAAATGCAAATGGCTATGCAACAGAACCCACAAATGGCACAACAAATGCAAATGCAATTACAAATGATGCAACAAAGAGTTGAAGCAAGAAAAGCTCAACTAATTGCTGAAATGATGGAAGAATTTATGAATGAAGAAAAGAAAATTACTTCACAATTTGATAATGATCCTATTGCAAAATTAAGAGCAAGAGAGTTAGACCTTAGAGCAATGGAAAATCAACGTAGAAAAGAACAGGATGAACAAAGAATGAATCTTGATAAGATGAAAACTATGATGAATCAATCAAATCAAGAAGATAAACTTGAACAAAACGAAGAATTAGCAAATTTAAGAGCTGATACATCAATTGAAAAGACAATTTTAAGTAAAACTATTCCAAGTGCAGATTCAATGATGAAAAATACCGGTAATATGGTTCCAAATATTGAAATCATGCGTAAAAGTAGTGACAACTAATAAAAAAACAGATAAAATAAAATAATTAAGGAGAAAATATGGAAAAACTAGATAAAATTAAAGAAGTAAAAGTTGGTGAGCAACAAACTGAGATAGATCCAAGATCTAAAACTACTGCAGATGGTGCTTTTAACTTAATTGGTACTGGTGGACCTGAAGAAGAAGTTCAAGGTCAAGGTGCTGTGCTTCCTGAGAAGAGAAGAAAATCAAAAGCTTACTAATATGTGGTTATCGGCAATCAAATTAGCCGTTTCTGCTGGAAGTAAAATTTACGCTAACAAGCAGAAGGCAAAAGTCGCAATGTCAGACGCACAACTGTTACATGCAGAGCGTCAAGCTCGTGGTGAGGAAGCTTACCAAGGTAAATTGCTAGAGGCACGTCAAAATGATTACAAGGATGAGTTCGTTCTCGTAATTTTGTCGGCGCCAATAATCGTGCTTGCGTGGGGAGTCTTCAGTGACAATCCAGTTGCTATGGAAAAGGTAAAAATTTTCTTTGAACATTTCGCGGCACTCCCGACTTGGTTTTCAACACTTTGGATTCTTGTAGTTGGAAGTATTTTTGGTATAAAGGGTACACAAATATTTAAAAACGGAGGCAAAAAATAATGTATAGAAAAAGATATTTAACAGGTGGTCAAGTAAAACTTGATGCAAATAAAGATGGAAAAATTACAGCTGAAGATTTTAAAATGTTAAAATCAAAAAAGAAAACTACCAAGAAGAAAAAACCATCTATGATGATGGCTGCAATGAAGGGTAAAAAATAATGGCTAAACTTTGTCCAAAAGGAAAAGCTGCGGCTAAAAGAAAATTTAAAGTATATCCTTCAGCATATGCTAACATGTATGCATCAGGAGTTTGCTCTGGTAAAATAAAACCAGGTGGTAGAAAAAAAGCTGCAGGTGGTGGTCATATGGTTGCCGGTTTAGCAAGAAGAAAAAGAGCATCGTGTGCGTAGTTATTATTCCGAAGGTGGATTAAGAAAATGGGTGAAAGAGAAATGGGTGGACATTGGAGCACCGAAGAAGGACGGGAAATATCAACCTTGCGGGAGAAGCAAGGGAAGCAAGAGAAAATATCCAAAATGCGTTCCACTTGCAAAAGCCACACGGATGACAAAAGGGCAAAAGGCATCTGCTGTCAAACGAAAAAGAGCAGCTGGGAATCCGGGCGGTAAACCTACTAACGTAAAAACATTTGCATGAGAAAAAAAGAAAACCCTATAAGAAAAACTACTACAGGCAAAGGTGCCAATTATAGACCAACTAAATCTGGAGCTGGAATGACAGCAAAAGGTGTGAAGGCTTATAGAGCAGCAAACCCTGGATCAAAATTAAAAACTGCAGTAACGGGAAAAGTTAAAAAAGGTTCAGCTGCAGCAAAAAGAAGAAAATCATATTGTGCAAGATCACTTGGACAACTTAAACGATCTTCTGCTAAAACTAGAAATGACCCTAATTCTAGAATTAGACAAGCTAGGAGACGTTGGAAATGCTAGACAAATTTATATATAAGTTTTGCGGTTGTATTGACTTTATCTTCGATAATATTATACCTAGTGCTTATGAGAGACTCCAAAAAATTAGAATCTTTTCTTCAGGAAAAAGAAAAAGAAAATAAACAACAAGATTTGTTTAAAAACTTACGTAAAGAAGTTGAAACAGGTGCTAATGGAACTCAAAAATATGTAATCAAGAAAGGTGAAAATAAAGGTAAAATAGCAGATGTTAAATGAAGAACTAACAATATTAAA